ACCTGAAAATTGAGTTTTCATTTTGTCAAAAAATGTTGAAAAATCTTCTTTTGTTCCTCCTGGTTTTTTAAGGTCTTTGAACAAATCAACCATTGAGGTGATTGCGGTTTCAGTTTCTTTTCTTACGGTAGATGGTTTTGCAAATCCTTTTGAAGCGGTTCCTGTTAAATTTCTAACACCTCTGTCAAATCCTGTTACAGTGTTCAAAATTTGACCAGCAGAAGCAACTCCACCAACTAATTTTTGCTTAATAGCCGCAACATCAGCGTTAACACTGGTACTTAAATCCAACTGAGCTTTGGCAAGTTCCTCCATTGTTTTAGGTCCATCTTTTTGTTCTTTGATTAACTTATCAAACTCTGTTTGTGAAATTTCAGAAAGTTTTCTAATTTGTTGGATTCCTTGGTCATCTTTAATTTTAACCTCGTATTCTCCACCCTCACCCATCTTAGCAATATTCGCCAAGTATTGCTTATCTTCCTCTTTAATATTTAATCCTGACTTACCAATCGCAGTTAATCTTTCTTCAAGTTCCGCAGCCGCTAACCCCATCTTACTTAATTCTTTTGCATCAACACCTGTTTGTTCACCAATTTGTCTTAATGTAAGAACTCCTTGTGGATTAATTTTGAATGTTTTTGTTTTTTCGTCAAAGTAAGTGAATTGTTTTGCAACGTCAGCCAAACTATTTTGTAGACCTGATGGGTCATTAATTGATTGATTCATTAATTGGAATGGGTCTACTAAATTACCAGCAGATACTCCCAATCTTTGGAATGCAGATGCAACTTCAACTGCTTTGTCAGGGTCTAACACTTTATCCGCTAATTTGAATGTTTCGTTCATGTTGAACCTTAACATTGAGGCTTGTGCTGCCATTTTTGTTAATCCTTCAACACCTCCTTCAAATTGGAATCTATTCAACTGACTCATATTGTCGGTAACAGTTTTCATCACTTGGGATGTATTACCACCAATACTTCTAATATAATTTATAGATTTTTCTAATTGGTCTGGGATTTGTTCTAACCCTACCCCAACATCACTGAATTTATCAACTAAATCTTTGGCACTTGTACCTGTAACCCTTACCGCCGCATAAATTTTTTCAACGTCTTCGCCAGTTGCTACAAGATTTCTTCTTGACGCAGCTGTGATTTCTTGCATTGTTTTTTGAACATCAGATAAATTTCCTCCAAGTCTTGTAACACCTGGTTGAGCATCAGCAACAGCAGTCATTAACTCGACCATTCTTTGTCTGGTCTGTCCAAACTGAGCATTCAGATTTCTGGCAACTTGGTCCATATCTCCAATTGCCGTAATAAAACTGTCAAGATTTATTTTAGCTGAATCTGATATTCGTTTAAAATAACCTTCGACCGACTCTTTATCTAAATCATCTGCTGCCATAATTTTACACTATTACATATAAATACAAAAAGGACTGATTTTTCAGTCCTTCTTATTATCTTCAAGCCATTTATCTAACAAATATTTTCTAACAAAAATTGGCATTGTTACGAAATCTTGATATGTTATCTTTAATAGGGTATTCAAATAAAAGAATTCATCTAATTGATTTTTCCTATAATCAGAAGAAAGGGCGAAAAAAGTCAACCCCAAAACCAACATTAACCGTTAGTCTTTCTCCTGATGGGGCTGTTACTTGTCTACTCATATCCAATCTTGGTTCATTCTCAATCATAAAGTTTCTCAATAATTTTGAATCAGAAATTGGCATTTGTTCAATAAACTTAGAAATTTCCATTCTGTCTGTTGTACCGTTGATTTCCACAATCTCTTTATTTAATCTCCAAGTCACTTTCGGAACCACTCTTCCTTGAGGATATGAGTCCGCCATTTTTTGAATTTCTAATATTTCACCATATGTTAGTGGTCTTACTTTTACGGTTGTTCCCGACTTTGGTAGACTAACAATAAAAGTACCATCTTCGCCTGGTTCTTGTCCTTTAACAATTGTTAATTGGTCAATCAAAACTGATGTCTTGAATGATTTGTTTGTTCCAGGGTCCATTAAAGTCATGTTAACCTCTGGACCAAATGCTGTGTTTCTTAAAAAAACTAATATTGCTTCAATGTCACCTTCAATTAAATCTTCAATTCTTACATCAGGTTCGTATATCTTTGCTCTTAATAAATTAAGAGTTAGGTCATCCCCTCCACCCATAAGAATATTCTCATCAGCGGCAGTTAGGTATCCAACCTTAATTGATTTCTTTTTATTTTTGTAAAAAATTCCACCTGATGGTAAAGGTACCACGTCGTGAGGTAGAGTAAAATTCTGTTGTGCGTTATCTCTTGTTTGATTATCCATAAAAAAAATTAACCGTAAAGTTTATGTCTTTACGGTTAAATATAGTTGACTTTAATTTTATATAAACACTATTAGTAAACTAACACACATCTATCCATTCTCAAAGCTGCTGTGATTGTTGCCAATGCATCTGTTTTGTAATCTAAGTTGTTGAAGTTAACATCAGTTAAGAATGTTCCATAAAGAATCCATTTCTCAACAACAACTCCTGTTGGGTCTAACATCTCAAGGTCAATGTCTTTTTTGTAACCTGCGGCGTATCCCATACGACCTGTAACAGATTCAGCGTGTAAACGAACCCACTCCATAAGTGCTTGAGCTGCTGATGGACCAATTGGGTCACGGAAAGTGACGTTGATTGGTTGCCAGTTAAATCTACCAGCAACATATGTTGATGTATTTAGGAATTGAATCTCTGTTGGTGCAATTGTGATATGCGGTCTTGAAGCAGTTTCTACGAACCACTCGTTGATACCCAAACTTGATGGAAACCTTACGATAAAACGGTTTTGACGTTTTGGTTCATACGGTATCGGCATTTTCATTAATAAGTCAGCCATGTTATTTTAATTTTGTTTCTTTGTTTATATGATATAAATATAGTCTTGTTAAAAATATTTCTCTTTACTTTGTTTTGGGAACGAATATTCTTATTTATATTCTTTCTTTATTCCTCCAGCAGTAGAATAAGTTTTTACTATATTATCTGGTTTATCTTTAAAATGTTTTCTCATTACTTCTACATTTCTTATATCATCATCTGAAAATCCTATAGATGGCTTAGCTGGTATAAATTTATTACCTATATCATTTTTTAAATAAGCTTTCTTATTTAATACTGCAGACATAGCTTTTATATAACTAACAAAATCATCCATCGCTCTCACCTTCGCTTCTTCAGGATTAGCAGCCCCCTTTTCGTCACCAAAAGAAACGGGGTGGTATTTGTTAAGTTCCAAGTATGACTTAATTAATTCATCATCAGACATATCATCTTCATCGACAAAAGTTCTATACTTCTTTAAGTTCTTAACTAATTCATCTTTATCTATACCATTAAATCCACTTACAATATAATTGTATATAGCTTCTTTTAACGTATTAGGATTGTGACCTCTTGCTGTAATAATTGAAAAAATAGAACCATTATTTATGGCTTCCTTAAAATCATGAAAAGCTGGTCCTGTTTTTGCTCTCATTGCATCAACTAAAAAGTCTTTGTCTCCCTCTGTTCTGAAGTTTCTAAAAGGGTCTGCAGCAAAATTCACAATAGTGTTTCCCTTATAGTCAAAAGGTTTTTTACCAATATGGTGTCTATGTTCAGCAAAATCATCAGTACTCATTCCAACCTCTTTACCTTCATCGGTTTTGACAATAATCTTTGTAGGCATATGTACAATATTATCGTCCCAATCAAACGCATAGTATTTTAAATCTGGTGTACCTTCCCCTTTAAATCCTTCAGTTAATTTTCTTTTCATGTTTGGCTAAAAAAGGGGGGGATTTCTCCCCCCGTTTTATTATATGTTTTCAAACGAAGCTCCTGTAGGAGTGATGAAGAACTCAATATCAATGAATTCTAACGCCTTCGTTGGTTTAAGATAAATCTTACCTGTTAGTGTATTTCTATCTAAGTCTTCAGGTGAAGAAGAAACTGTTACACGGAAATCGTATAAACCTCTGTCTCTTCTGATTGAATCTAAAATAGGGTTAACACTATCCAAGAATTGTTGTCTAACTACTTGGTCGTTTTGTTCAAACAACAATCTTACCGCTACAGCTGAAATCAACTTACGAGCTTGTAATAACAATCTTCTAACGTTTAATCTGTTAAGAGCTGTGTCAGCAACTTGAAGTGTTTTATTACCCCAAATTACAGTTCCAACGTCAGAGAAAGTTGCGATAGGGTTAATTCTACCTTGATACAATGTATCTCTATCTTCTTGTGTTAGTTTTTGTCTAGCTTTGATTGAATTTACAAGACCTCTTGTGTAACCCGCTGATGCGAACCAAGGGAATGCAATGTTATCAGTTAAAGCTAAGTTTCTACAAACTTCACCTGTTGGAGGTAAATAAATTTGTGTATTGTTTACAGTATCTCTTGTTAAAATCCAAGGATAGTAAGTAGCTGTATAGTTTGAATCAATTCCTGTGTTATCTAAGTTATCAACTGCCTCTTGAGAGTAGATTACGTCATACTGACTTGTTGAGTCAGGAGTGTACATAAAGTAGTCAGGAGTTGTTACGATATAAACAGAATCCGCTCTTTGATATTGAATCATATCGATTGCTTCTTCACAAAGATTAGAGTTATTTACATAATCAATACTTGCTGTTGCAAATACGTTGATGTTTGTAGCTTCAGGATTCCTGAATGACAAGATACCAAGTAAGTAAGCGTAGTAGTCAGTGTTAGCAAAATCTTGAGTATTGTTACCAACAACAATTCTCTTGAATAATCCTTCACCAGTTGCGGTTGGATATCTTGATGATGCAGAAGCTCCTGCCAAATAACCTGAAGAACCTAATTGGAATCTATCTTGGTTTGTTCTCCACTCTCTATAGATATCCCATCCGTCAAATCCACCAGCAAAACATACTGTATACTTTCTTGAGTAGATGAAATAGTAAGGGTTTTCTTGAGTTTCGGGGTCGAATCTAAAATCAGCTGTTCCACACTCAAAAGCAGTTTGACCACTTGTAAGAGATACATTACCAATTGTGACAACTGTAGCACCTGAATCCATATGGAATCCTTTACTTACTACATTCCAAGATTCTGCTACCTGAGTTGGATTAGTTATCCAACTTGGAGGAGTTTGTTTTCCAAGATACTGTAAGAATGATTCGTCAACACCAAATTGAGATGAGAATCCTAAATAACTTCTTCTGATAATATCTCCTGAAGATTCAACTAGAGCTCCACCAGCAGCGATACCAAATGGAGGATTGTAAATTACTTCACCAGAATAATAATACTGTGTTTTATATTTTATGTACGGAGATGGGTATTCAACCTCTGACAAATACTCTCTTTGAGTATATCCGTAGAATCCACAAGGGATAGCATCTATCGGAGCTTCATCAGACATTTCAACCATTATATATTTTGATATTAAAGCATATTCACCATTTGAAGAACCAATCTTTTTAGCAATAAAGTTATTAGTTCCTGGGTCCATATTACAGTTAGTGAATTTTTCAATTACAACAGGATTTGCATCAGTATCATAGAAATTTCTAACTAATACATCAAATGACATGTTGTTGAATGATAGATTAGCAATCGAAACTTTGATTTCAACATTTGCAGAATTACCATCTGAAATTGAAATAAACTTAAATAATTTGTAAACTTTATTACCTCTTAATTCTGAAACTAAGAAAGGTGTTTCAGGTGATTGGTATCTTTCTAAATTGTAAGCAATTGAGGATGTATTTTGACTTCTAGCATCAGGTAATGCAATCAAATCACAATTAATTCCTTTAATGTATCCTTGACTATATGCATAATTCAAAGAAGCTGGATAAATTTCCTCAACAAATAAAGGAACTTCATTTTTAGATTTTCCAAAATTATCTATACCAAGAACCTTAGTTATGTATTTTGATGAAGACGCTAATAATGAAACTTCAAAATTAAAAGAATCACTATCTTTAGTAACACCTGAAACTAAGAAAGTTGAGTAAGGATTTTCCGCAGTCCCTGAATATTGACCTCCACAAACTAATTGTACGTTGTTTGGTACCCAAGCATTACTATTATTGTAATCAATACCTACCTCATAAACAGGTCCATGATTTACTGATGTAGAACTATTAGCATATTCAGAAAGACCTCTTGAACGTAAAGTAGCTATAACCATGTTGTTATACTCTTCATACGCGGTTCCTGAGAACGTATAATATTCACCAGTCATTGTTCCTGTGAAACTTGTTACACCAGATGTAGCACCTGTTGCAAAAGCTGATACGTAATAGTAGAATGAATAACCTGAATAGTTATCGTTTGCGTAATTTTCGAAGTTAGCATAGAACCATGAATCGTTATCACCAGCACTTAAGTCGTTGAACGCCAAGTTTGGTGAATCACAAAGATAAACGTTGATGTCGTTATAGTATATTGTAGATACATCATAATAATCTTGTTCAGGAACAGCTCCATAAAAATAAGATGTGTTTCCTGTTAATGCTGGGTCTTTAAGAAAAGTGTTAAGAATTTGATTATTAAAATCACTAGATAAAGTAGAAACACTACCATCATTCATTCTATATTGAACACCGATGTTGTTTTGAACTGGTGTTGGTAAAGAACCTCCAACAAATTCAATAGTACTTCCTGTTGAAGTTCCCGTAAAAATTGCTGACCATGATGTTCCTGTTGATGGTTCTAAACCTATAGTTAATGGGTCAACATTTGCAGTTACACTAATACTCCAAGAAGGGCCCGCATCATAACCTGATAAACCTAATACTCTCGTTACAAACAATTGATTTGATTGTTGTAAGTATGATTTAGCGATATAAGCCGCTTCATATTTTGGGATTTGTGTGTTTACAAATTTTGTTGGTTCTGTTCCACCAAAATATGCCTGAAACTCATCATAGTTAGTGATGAAAATCGGTTCAAATGCTGGACCTTTTATTGTTTCTCCTACGAGACCTAACGTTGTTACACCGACACTCTGAGCTACGAACGATAAGTCCGTTTCAGAAGTGTACACTCCAGGTGACACGTATACTTTTTGATTTGCTTGTGCTGTTGCCATTATTAAATTATTCTAATGCAGATTTATTTTAATGATAAATATTCATTACTAACACAAAAAACTTGACTTTTAGATATCTATTTGTAAACAGTAGGAATAAATTCTACCTTTTTTCTGCCTATGAAAACAAAGAAAGAAATAAAGAATATTAAAATATCACCAGAGTCTCACGAACTATTGAAAAAATACTGTGATAAGAGAGGAATCAAAATATATAAATTCTTAGAAAATTTAATTTTTGAGAAGTGTAAAGAGAAAAAGGATGTGTACGGAGAAGACTAAACCAAGCTACTTTCAAAAGTAATTGAAGCGTCATTTCCACTATCAATTCTTGTAATCTCAATCCTCAAAATATCGTTAGTAGTTATTTGAATTCTTGGTATGTCGGTACCATAATAATCATTGTTGATATACACATCATAAGTGTCAACGTTATCAGAATTTACGAAGCTCATATCAGCAGTAAAATCAATTACATCAGTCAGTACTGAATTTCCATTTAGAAATAAAAAGTTACTTGGAAAATCATTTGGATTCTCAGGGTAATCTTTTCTTTTACTTTTTCTTATAGACGTATCTATTTCAACTAATTGAGTAACTCTCGAAATTGCAGGCTTAACCTGGAATTCTGACTCATCAATTAGATATCCTAACATTATGAAATCATAAGACTGAACATAATACTTTCTAGACTCAGTAGTTAACTGAGACTCATCTCCAACATTA